TCCACCTGGTCCAGGAAGACTCATTACTTTACTATCAGTTCCTTTTAGAAGTTCGGTTCTAGTTCCTTCAATTCCTCTATAATCGTAGTAAAGTGTTCTTGTTAGAGTAGTGTTTGTCTGGATATATCCTTCGTTGTACCATTCGTTAAAGCTCTTTTCTGATGGGCGTATTCCGAAATTCTGATAAGAGAAACGTGCTATACAGTTCACTGGATTACCATTGTCTTTGTAGCCATCAAATAGTTTGTAAGTTTCAGGAGAAGCATCAGAATGTAGACATAATTCATCGTTAATAATCGCTAGTCTTCCAGCTGGTAGAGTCCAAGGTGCTTCCCAAAATCTTTTCTCTATATTATAGACGAGTAGCACATCATTAGCTGGAACACATATATATAAATTATTCTTGTAATATTTAAGATGAGCATTAGTCCAAGTATAATAGTCAAAATCTACTTTAATTGGGTCTGAGATAGGTTTAACTTCAGGAGTATCTATACTCTCAACTCTACCTAATGTATCTAGAGTAGTCTCATTTGATAGGAATACAATAGAGTTTTTGATAGTACCAATAGCACTTTGTGATAAAGCTCCTTGATCAGTTCCACTTTTTAATCGTTTGACTACTACTTCCTCAGCGGTATTATCAGAACTTAACTCTTTGGCTATTTGATACCATTGACTTTTTCCAGCTGAAATATACATTACATTCTCTTGAACCTGGAATCCTACAAATGGTGCATCTAAGTTAAATTCAATTCCTTCACCTACTAAACGAGGTGAGCTGTAAGAAAAATCATCAAAATTATTCACTTTAGATGAATAAACAGTAGAGTGTTTAGTAGAACCTACCCATACTTGATTGTTTAAAACAGCGATACTGTCATTTTGAAAGTCAGATGAAGCTGGTTTATTAGAGGTAGTAGTTGGTTTTTGGATTACATTAGATGCTACTGCTTCCCCTGTTGGATCTGGAGTTATGCCAGTTAAGGTTGTTGTACTCTCACCACCTGTATAAGTATAATCAGTTCCGTTAATAGTTACTATTTTGTCATAATCACTACCATCTGCAATAAATCGTGCTTCAGCCCAAGTTGCAGTTCCTGTCTTAGTGATAGTATGAACTGAAATTACAACATCATCTCCAGCAATTTCTCCAGTTAATGAATCACCACCAATTAATGTTATTGTTCCAGCTACAACAGTAGCAATAGTATATGTACCATTATTACTAGTTGAACCAGTTATTGTTATTACATCACCAGCCATAAATCCTGCAGTAACAAAACCATCTCCTGAATCTGTTATAGTATCTGGGTTGCTATCAACAAAAGCAATAGTATCAGTTGCGATAGTAGCTCCAACAGATGAAATAACCGCTAGTCCACCAGACCAAGAGTATATATTATTGTCACCATTAACAAATAAAAGTATGTCTTCAGCTTCATTAGTATCCCAATAAACAGCGAATTGAAAATCAACAGCTGTCCAACCATCTAAAATCCTTGTCCAAGTAGTACCAATTAAGACTTCTAGTTCGTCATCATAGCTTCGTAAGGCTCTCTGTGTGCCACTGGAAGTATCCCACTCAAAACTACCCTCTATTCTGGTAGTAGCAGAAGAAGAAGCTCCTAAAATTGTATATCCTTTTCTTACAGTTATTAAATCTCCATCAGTAGATACTACATTCTTTGAGCCATCAACAAGAACACCAGCTGGGAGTTTACTTTTATCCCGCTTATTATGGTACGACCCGATTTTATCAGTAATTTTCCACATTTATTGATGGTTTATTTATATTCTTCTAGTTGTGGTTCTTGTAGTGTCTTATCTCCGAAACAAAGTGTAGTAAGTTTCCTTGGTCTTTTTTGATTCTGATTTATATATTCGTCTATAATCAAGCGATGCTTGTTCGTATTTATCACTATAATCTTTGGCATCTGTCTTTTTGTTACTAAGCTGGTCAAATGCGAAATGAGCCACTTTGAATAAGTAGACATTATAACTATCTGTATCTAGATTGATTACGTCACTATCAGCAGATGTTTCTTCCTGCCAAGTACCACCTGAAGTTCTGAATAAGTATTTAGAGTAGTAGTCTAGCGAGAAGATATCTCCGATTCTTGAGACAATAGAATCTACCCTGTAATCTGTATCAGCAGTTCCATTGTAAGTTATGGTTACTCTTAGATAGTTAATAGCTGAAGCATCTCCAGTACCAGTTTCAGTAGCTCCATTCCAATCAAATCTTACTAGATTCCAACCAGTCTGAAATGCTCCATCTTGAGCTGAGGTGGCAGTTACATTCCAATAAGCAGATGAAGAAGAACCCCATCTAAGGTTTACAGAAGTAAAAGCTGAGCTATCAGGTATATATAACCATAGGAAGATACCAGACTTGTCTTCGTGGTCAGAAGCATCTATTGCTGTGAAGTCAGAGTTCTCTATATATCCTGTAGTAGTAGAACCATCTGTATCAAAATTAAGAGAACCTCCACCAGATACATAATTCTGGGTATCTAGAGTTAGATTGGTAGCATCAGAGGTTGCAGACCAAGTACCATCTCCTGTTAGAGTGTTACAAGGGTGTAGAGTAAGTCCTGCACTTAGAGAAGCTGACAATTTAAGACTTTTAATGCCACTATTATGCTTGATGTTAAAAGTAGAATTTGCGGTGTTAAAACCGAAACTTTCTATCCCAGTTGATTGAAACTTACGAGAACGATTAACCTGTTTGATAACATCTATAATCTTGTTACCCTTTAAATCAGAGGGTAGAGTGTAATCATAGACACTGTCATAAATAGCATTAGTAATTTGTTGTGTTCTACGAGTTTCTGCAAAATCATTGTCTTTGAGACATTCACGAGCAGAACGATTAAACACCTCATTAAGATTTGTAATCTTATCAAGAGTAGTGCCTTTTAGTATTCCTGTAAGGTCATTTTTTAGTTTACTTATGTTGTATGACATAGTTTTTTATTAATATCCAGCTTCTAATCCTATTTGAATATGTGCTTTAACACCGTCTGTTGGGTCAGTAGATAAATCTTCACCCATCCAAACTAATCTAACTTTATTAGCAGTTGGAATATCAATCTGCCAAGCCTTTGTGCTAGTTGTTACACCAGGGTCAAATGTATCAACTTTTGCCAATGTTGGTATTGATGAAGTTGTATTCATTAAGGGTGAACTTGAAGCATATATCTCTGAAAATGTAGTTCCATCATACGAAATGAAAGGTTTTACACTAAGAGTTGAAGTAGCTGTACCACCTTCTGCCTCTACTATTAGAGATATTCTAGTAATACCAGATACATCTAATTCTTGAATTATTGTTCCAGCTGTACTTGGATCCCAAGCTAAAGCATCTGTAGTGGTACTTTTAGCATTTACCTCAGATTCTGGCATAGCAATAAATTGAGTAGCTGTTCCAGCTAGTGTTTGATAAACAGTTGTTTGTCCACCACCACCAAGTTTTTCTATTACATCACTAACAGGATTGTTTAGAGATGCAAAACCGATAAGAGCAAGGGAGATTATCGCTATAACTCCAACTATTGCTAGTACCGTAATGATTTTTTTGTCCATATTTTATGTTATTTATTTTTACATCTCTAGGGGCTTAACCCCCAGAGTATAAAAACAACTAATCAGCGACTAGATATTCTGCCATTAGACATGCAATGTTTTCGTTGGTTGCTGAAGCATAAACAGTCTGCATACATTCTAAAGTAGCCCATCCGTCAGCAGCAATAGTATCAACGTTAGTATCTATACCTAATAGGTTCATACCTGCACCTGCAGCCAATGTTACAGCACCAGTTGTACTAGCATTATGAATAGTCCATGTTCTTGTACTTCCGATTGAAGGTAATAGAGTCATCATAGTGCTTGTAGCAGGCATAGTATAAGTAATTGCTGCACCAGCAGTGAAATCTAAATCAAGATAGCTATAAAGTAGTAAATCATCTTCTACAAATGTATAAGTAGCATCATCAGTGGTAGTAGAATTGTATGAATCATCACCAGTTCTAATTAAATCAACAACCATTGTTGAAAGAACTGTATCACCATCAACTGTTAAATCATTTTCAACATAAACATCCCAGAATCCTGAAGCTATATCAGATTGTCTAACCCCTAACATAGAATCATCACTAGAATTATTGATAACTAGATTTTCTACATTTTCAATAACCTGTTGTGATGTTCCAGTATAAGCACCAACAACACCAGCTACTGTTAGAATTGCAACAACACTAATCGCAATGTAAATTCCGTAGTTGTTCTTTTTAACTTTCATTCTTGCCATAAAGCATTATTTAGTTAATTAGAACTAGCTTCCTGTGTTTCCGACTAAACCTTCGAAACAAATAGGAGCAACTACTTCACGATATTCACCTTTGTAAATATAATTGTTGTTTCTTTGGAACTTGTAATCTACGATATCAGTTTGAACAGCCTGTCTGACCCATCTCTTCATTGAGTGGTGAGATGAACCTAAGAACCAAGCTGTATCAGAACCACCTTGAGCAGCACCCAAGAAAGCAGACTGATAAACAGTTAGTCCTGGATAAATTTCTGATACCCAGTTCATATCATTGTTAGCTGTAGATGGTCGTAGAGTACTCTTTGCGAAGATATTAGCATTCTTCCACAAGGCTGGTGGAACTAGCAAAAATGCTGGTTCGTGTCCACCTAAAGTACCATCTTGTGTTAGCTGCTCAATTAGAGCGACTATGTTAGTTGCCAAAGTAGCATCTGCTAAAGCACCAGAACCTAAGTTGTCAACACTTGTACCATCCAATGTAACATGAGAGTCGCTGAAAAGAGCAACACTGTCATTAGTGGTAGCTGTAGTAAATCCTAGATTATACTGTTGAAAAGCATTCTTATCACGAGTCAATCGTGCATTTCGTGCCATATTTTCAACCATCATGCCTACTACATCGTGCATATCATCATCAAAGAAGTTCTTTGATACATCAATGCTCTTAGAATAATTCAACACACTGTGAGTCTGTTGGTTACCGACTTTATTAGTACCATTTGGTACATCTTGCTGTTCTAGTCGTTCCTGCCAGTAATCTGAACCTTGGAACTGTTCTACGATAACAGCACTATTGTCGGCAGTTGACTGCATAAAAACCCTTGTGTTTTCAGCAGTAGCAACACCAGCTTGATTTGGGTAATCAAAGGTAGCATTAAATACCTGATCCAATGCTGTTTTGACTACACTAGCGGCGTTGCCACTATTTAATCCTTGTCCTGCCATATAATTGGTATTTAATTAAATTAAGTAATCTTGTCGTCGCCATATTCAGTGGCTGCGTCACGAATAAGGAATTCTACTGTTCCTTTACTATAGTTACCACCTCTGACTTGAAATGCTAACGCTGGGGTGTCTCCGTTGTCTTCATTGATAGACCAGTCACCAGCACTTGTTGTTGCACTTACAGTTAAATCAACTCTATCACCCTCTATAGCTAATAGTTTAGCTTCGGTATCAATATTGGCTGCTGTAGTAGCATAAGCTCTATAAGTAATACCTTGTAGTGGAGCATAAACCTCAACCTTACCATCAGCAGTAGCTGTATGAGTAGAATCTTTAGCTGCCAAACCTACAATATTAGTATCAGTAGCAATAGTGAAGTCACCAGTTACACAAGGTGTAACATAAGGGCTTCCAGCAGAAGTTCTCTTCAAAAGCATTCCAGCTTCAATAATTGTAGCTGCTGCATCTGTTTGGAAATCCTGTGTTGGGATAGAATCATATGGACTGTGTGCGATTTCAATTCTTTTTCCTGCCATATAAGTTTCTTAGTTAGTTATCTCGGAGCAGAAGCTGTGATTTTTTCACCTCTTTTAGCGAATTTATCAATCAACTTCTTCTCTTCTCCTGAATATTCTTCAGGATCTTCCTTGATAGACTGACTAGATGTATTTGCAGTTGTAGTCATTGATGACTTTGCCTTTAATGAATTGGCAAGTTCAGTGTTAGTGCTTAAAATCTTTTTCTCATTGGCAATTAGCCAAGCAGATTTAGCTGCACTCTGAATAGACTTAAGTGAATAATCAACCATTTTAACAGAGTTTCTCATATGAAATCGTACTAGTTCAGCCTCATCTTCCGATTTAGCTAACCTGTTGATTTCATCTTCAATCTTGTCTTGTGTCTGATTAAACTTAAAATCTTCCATTTCCTGTGATTGCTTCTTCTCAAATTCTGCAAATCTATCAGTTTCGTCTTCAAGTTCGGCAATATCGTCAATCTCGTCACTATTTTTAGCTTTCTCAGTTTTAATAACCTCTTCTTTGTGGTTAATAATACCTTTCTGCGTTTTAATAGTGTTTTGAGCGATTTCCAATTCTGCCTTATAATCTACTTCTTCCGCTTTGGTTTCAGTAGAAGTTTCTTCAGTGGTTTCAGGAGTTGAAGTCTCCTCGTTTACAGTTTCGTCTGTTGCAGTTTTTTCAGTTGTCTGCTCAACAGTTTTGTCTTCTGACATATAGTTGTCGTTATGCTACCAGAGTCGTAGCTTATTTTTCCTCTTAAAAGAACTCCCACTTAGATAGTGAGAGTCCTTTCCTAAACAGTAAGCGGTAGCAAAACTGCTTAGAAAAAGGCTCTCACCTTCTAAGTTTCTACCGCTTGATTTAGTTGTAATTACCTTCCTACTCTTTGTGCCTCATCTGGGCGTTCATTGGCTAGTCTTCTTATCTTTTTCTCCCATAGGTCATTGGTGTATAGCATTGCTTTGCCAAACTCTATATCTCCAGGCTTTCTAAACATATGTATTTCACATACTCTATCCATTTCAGTCTTCAATACCTTAAACAATGAATGCTCACCTATATAGTCTTGTGCTTGTATTGAAAGACTATTTGCTTGACCTATTGTTAGGTTTTTTAGCAGTTCTTCGCTTGTTACTGCGTTTAACAACTTTCTTAGCAACAGGCTTTTTAGTTTTTTTCTTAACATCTTTTTTTGGTTCTACCTCTTTTTTAACTTCAGGAATCTTTAACAATTCCTCTTCTTTGACTACGCAGTTATCTAAACCGCTACGGGTTATGCCATATTCAGCAGCAAGACCGTCTTGTTCTGCTTCAGTCAACTTTACCCATTCAGTTATTTTCATATTTATTTGGTTAGTTCTTTTAATTCTTCTGCTGAGTTGATTACTACTACTTCTTTATCGGTTACCACTATAAGCTCTGACCTGTGTGGTACGATAAACTTAATGTCTTTTAGTTGCATAATGTTTTATTTATTTTATTAGATACTTCAAGTAACGCAGAAAAACCCTTTGCCATTTCTTTTATTCTTTCTGGTCTTGATTTTTCCATCTCTTCTTCAAACATCTTAGTAGCTTCGTCTATATCTCCACTTTCGATACAATCCATTATTTTGTTAGCTATTGTTTTCATACCGCTTAGTTATTTATTTATATTTGTTCCTGCTTGGGTACTTCAGACTTAGTTGCTACTTGTTTGGAAGCATTATCTAGTATTGCTTGTTGCTCGTTTATCTCATTAGGCTTCTTCATATATTTATCCTCTTTACCAGGTACAAATGCACCATATAAGAAGTCTCTAGTTACTGCATCCTGATTAGATAGTGGATTCTGTATAGCTCGGTCATACAACTGTAGTTTCTTGAAGAACTTAGTAGCGTTGTCTAGGAAGTCAGGTTCTATCTTAGCTAGATATTTCATTCTTCTAAAGATAGTAGGGTTTACCTTTACCAGTGATTTATCTCCCTCATCTCCAGTTCTTGCATCAAAGCCTTCTTTTTGAAGCATATCTAGTTCCATTGCTCTCTGGTCTTCTTCTGTTTCAGGCATTTCAGTAGTAAACTCAATCTGTTTACTCTTTGTTTTACCCTCTACGTTCTTGTTAGATAGTAGTATGTTAGGGAATTTTATCTTAACATCATCACCTATAATCTCAGATATCTCAGCAATAGGTATAAATTGGACTATTGAACCAACTCTTAACTGACCGAAGTCTCTTACAAGTTCTGCTACCATCTTGCCAGTAAGTCCTAATACTGTCTTAGCGTTCTGTTCTAGTCTTACTACCTCATATTTAGTCTTGTCACCACTACCTTCTTGTCCTGATCCTCTTGGTGCCATTGAGCTTTCATCTGCACTATTCTCTACTTTCTCTAGGGTTGCTCCAGCTGCACTTAGGTTTCTACCAGTTCCGATACTATCAATTCTTGAATTAGGGTCTCTGAAAGATGTTTGTCCACCAGGTATCATCACTGCACTATCCATCTCTTCTACTCCGTAGATAGCACTAGGTGGCATAGTTTCTAGTATTGTTCCGTCTATCAACAGGTTATACAGGGTATCAATGGTGTCTTGATCAGGCATTATCTTAGCTACCAGTGGCATACCATAGAAGAATCTACTATTAAACTGCTCATAATAGCTCTTAGCAAATGGATATCTCTTGTCTTGTCTTTGAATTGGTCTGTCTGGATTATCCAGTAATACTCCATTTACTATCCTTAAATGTAGATCAGCACTTCTATTGTAGTAGTTTACTTCTTCTACTAGACGTTCTTGTAGTTGGTCATCATACTGTTCATAGAATGCACCCTCATCACCATTGAAGAATATCCTTAATCCTGGTTTAACATATTTATTGAATTTATCGTTATCTCCATACTTAGCCTTAGCCTCACTATAACTTATGACTTTACGCCAAATAAGGAATGGCTGTTTCTGGATGTCTCTCTCATAGATATTACTTATATACATCTCATCAACAGGTATAATATTGTTCTGAAAGCCACTGTATAGTTCATCTAATGTCTTCTCTATCTTCCATGAGCCATCTTCTTGTATTACTTTGATGTTTCTGGTTACCTGAGCGTAGTCTTCATGTAGGATGATAGCTGGATTGATACACATATCCATGATTCCAGATACAAATGTATCCTCGTATTTACTCTGTTCTCCAGCCCATTCAATGATATCTGCCATAACTAGAGCCATATCCTTATCTTCTTCAGAGTTGTCATTCTGGGCTATTACACTAGGATACAGTATTGATTGGGTTAGATGAGCAACTATTGAGATAACTTTGTTTCTGGTAAGAGGTCTAATAGTGTTAGCTCTCCATGCTTGGTTAGGATCATCAGTTGTAGAAGGGATATTATTGTTAAATCTCTTCTGCATCTTGTTAGTGAAAGTGATAATATCGTCAGTTCCACCCTCACTACCAGCTCCAAACTCCTCATAAGAGTTATTCATAATAGAGTCAGCTATTGTAAACTCACTCAAAAGCTGGGAAAACCTATCTTTTGTTGCTTGATCTGGTTTATATTCAGATGCTGTATCTAAACTTTCACCTTTATTATTTGTTTTTGGATCTACTAGTAAATTCATGTTTCGGTTTATTTCTAAACCTACCGCTTATAAGTTATTCCTGGATTATATGTCTTTGGTTTAGTTCCTCCGCCTCTAAGAGTGAACCATATTCTCATCATCATAGCATCAGAATAGTCAGGACTTCTACCGATTATCTCCTTCACTTCATCTTTAGGAGTTAGCCTTAGCTTACCGCCTTTGTCTAAATCTTTACTCTTAACTTGTTCTAGTTCTTCGGTTAAGAACTTCTTGAATACTTCATCTTCAGTTTCTATACCGATTTCGTGAGCATTTACCTTATCAGCTAGTATGTAGTAGCACTGAGTCTTGAGATTCTGGTAGTTTTCAGGAGTCCCAGTATCAATCGGTCTGCTATTATTAACAAATCCATTAATGCCTCTAAGGTTATCAACTACTCCTCCACCTACTCCGTCTTCATCTACAATTATATGTGAATAAGGTATCTTATGTTTCCATGCTATATCTTTAATTTTTTCAGAAGTCTGGTCTAATCCTTGCTTTTCATATTCATACTTATCTACTATCTGCCATCCTTTCCAATGATATATTACTGTCTTATCTTGTCCGTATCGTGCTATATCACCAGTTAGCCACTGTTCTTCGCTTATTCCAGTGTTATTGTGCCATAAGTCCATTATCTGCTCAAATCCCATTAAAACATTAGGATCATCATCATACTCCCAGTTACCAAACATCAATCTTTGTTTAGTAGCTTTGTCCTTAATTGCTACTAAATTCTCTTTGTATTCTTCAGCAGTATATGGATTATCTCCGAATAATGATTGAACAAATGCCCAACCCTCTGGTAGTTCTTTATCTCTCCAAGGCTTATAAACATACTTATACAACCAGTTCTTCTTAGGATTACAGGTAATGAATATCTTAGACATTAGGTCGTATTCCTTATTCATTTGTCTTCCAATACGAGATTTAAGAACATCAAAGCCCATAAAATCAACCTCTCCAGCCTCTTCTATCCAACCTCCAGTGTACTCTAAAGACCCTAATCTCTCATACATAGGGTCAGAAGGCTTAAAAGAAAGGTCTAATAAGTCTATTCTGCTTCCATTAGTGAACTCTATATAATTGTATTGTCCGTTTAGTTTCCAGTCATCTCTTGGTATTTTGTGATATGCACATACTTTAGTCCAAGTAATATAAGATGATTTCATCAACCTAGATAGTTCTTCTCTTCCGATAAACCATTTAGTTCCAGGATAGATATAACAATTAGTCATTAACCATTCACAACCTAACCAGCTGTTGTGTGTTACTACAAAATCGTCTGATATATATAATCCTTTTTTATCTTCAATAGTTATACATTGTGCTTCTTCCTTTCCTACTAATTTAATGTTTATTATTCTTCTACCAATCTCTGAAACTCCACCATTAAAATTTTTTACTCTTGCTAACTTTCTTTTTAATTTAAATAAATCTTTATTATCTCTTGTCTGAATATAAACTTCAAAACAAATACAATCTTTTCTTTCACCTTTATAATAACAGAACTTTGTTTTTTCTCTTAGTGTAGCTTTTCCACCAATACTTCTAACAATATATTGAACATCTAAAGCTAATTGTTTACTTTTACTTGTAAAACTACAATGTCCTCTTTTGTCTATCGTGCCATCAGTATCCATTAAACCTTTCAATACTTCAATTCTATTACTCAAACTACCACATTTAATAACATCTGGCACAAATCTTTTACCACAACTAATAGGATTTAATCCTAATTCTTTTAATTTATCTAAGAACTGATTAACTGGATAACCTTTCTCGTTATGTTTATTGCTTACTATTGAATACTGATAACCACCTTTATATATTATTTTGTTATCTTCTATATTGAAATAATTAAATATCTCCTTATCTTCTGTTGTAAATGTAATGTTATTCTTAGTCAACCCTCCATCTCCAAGCAAAGCACCTATTAAATAACTATCTATCTTATCAAAATGTTTTCCAAACTCTAATTTATTTGATAACGGTATTATTACATTTTGTTTTATCTTTAAAAGTTCCTCTACACTTCTAACTTTTCTACTATTCTTTCTACTTGCTATCCAGCAATCAAATAAATGTTCTTTTGTTGTTTTTATTTTAGCACCATCAATAAACTCTATCTCATAAATATCCTGTATCCCTTGTGGATGTATAGCAACAACACTTGATACTGTATTCTTAGGTGTAATTACTTTATCGCCAAGTTTAATATCACCCATTTTTACAAATCCACCAGTTGTTAGCAGTAAACTATCTAGGGGTTGTGCTTTACCTCCACCAGCTCCACCACCAAATGTAAGAAACTTAGTTTTCTTATCTAATAGGTAATCCCACGCTATCTGTTGCTTTTTTGTTGGTTTTATTGTCGGTTTCATTCTTTACGAAGTTAAATCCGTCTATTGGTTCTCCACCAGATGTAATATCAGTTCTATCAATAAACTTACCTTTCAACTTATAGTAACTATCAATAGCTCTCATCTTAACTGTTTCGTCTCCATTCTTAATAAGTTTGAAGTGTTCTCTCTTAACAGCATCATCATTAAATCCTCTCTCTTCTAATATATCGTCTATTCTCTTGATGATATGAGGTTTTCTGAGGTATTCAGTGGACATTGCTGATGCAGTGTTCTCTATCAATTTTATTTTCCTATAGTATTCTTTTCTTTCAGCTTTATCTTTAGGTTCTTCTTGTTTAAGTAATTCTTTATCTGTTATATCAAATGCAATAAGTGCCGCTAAGGTTCCATTACCGACATTGTCTAACCACTCTTGGCAGAATATCTCCTGCTTTTGTGTTACTTTACCATCCATTTCGCTAAGTTTAGCTATTTTTCTCCGTTAATACGAGAAATATAAGTATTCTCCTTATGCTCGTCTATTCTTTGAGTTATCTTAGCCTGTATGTAATTAGCTACTCTTTCCAGTTCTCCTATGAGGATTTCTTCTTTTAATAGGTCTTTTAGGTAAGAATCAGCTATTTTAGTTATTTCTTCAGTTCTTTTGTTGATTTCACGTTCCTTGTGTTGTTTGCCGAGTTGTGATAAATCTGTTGGTTTCATTGCTTTTTCATTATTTTATGATACTTATTGCTCATTTTATCCATATACGCTTTAGCATCATTTACCTCTTTCTTAGCTCTTTCGTACTTTTCATCAGCAATAATATCACCTTTAACCAGTTTTTCCATGTAATGATTAGCTTCTTCTTGCTTTTCTTTCATTATTCTATCAGCTTGTCTTATGTTGTCGGCTTCAAATTGTGAGAATAATTTAGACATAGTCTCCGTTCCTATATATTTCTTTTAAGTGTTTGGTTAGACTTATATACCTTTTACATTTAACACAGAAGAAGTTTAAGTCTTCAGTTACTATTTCGTTCTTATGACCGCAACTTCCGCAGTGACAAATTACTTTAGCTTCCATATAGTTTCCTTTTAAACTGGGGTAGAAACAGACTAATATATGTGCTTCTTCATCTACCCCAGATTTCTAGGTATATAAAAAGCCACCAAGACACTAAAATTATCGGCAAAACCGATTCGTTTTTAGTAAAGTTGGTAGCAATCTAACAAGCATTAACTTAGAGTTACTAGTTTATGTATCCATACTAGCACAAATAAAATGATTTGTCAAATCAATTAATATTAACCACTTTAGCTCTGATGATTAAAACCTCATCATAATAGTCTACTAGCATAGCAAATACATATCCCCAACCAAAGATAAAGAGAGTCAAGGCGACTATTACTAATATCCATTGTAGTTTTATTAGGAATTTCATTTGAGTTTATGTTTAACTGCTTCCTATTCAATTTTATGTGTAATATGTGTGTAATATGTGTGTCATTACCCATATCACTTTAATTTATATTTACAGGCCATCCAAATTTATTGAACCATTATGAACTTTCTTATGGCAACTTCTACATAATGTAATACCATTATCTATATCAAATCTAAGTTCTTCAAATTCACTAAATCCTTTTATATGGTGAGCTACTATATTTCCACTTCTTAACTTCTTTTTACAATAATTACAGGTATAATTATCTCTTTTATATACAGC